TAATCTTTTCCATAATACTATTTATAACATAGTGGGGGTTTCCCCCCACGAGTTGTTACTTTTCAGTGACAAACTCATTTAGTTGTCTTGCAACAACAATAACCTCTTCACCAGTAATTTCTCTTAGTGGTAGACTTTTTAAGTCATTTGGATTATTTTCATTGTGTAAAAATATTCCGTCAACTTGCCTTTGGTAGTTGTTCTCCAAAAGTCCTTGTGCTTGGTTTAGTAAGTCGGCTCTAATTTCGAACCCTGATTTATTCTCTGACATGTCATTCTCCTGTGTGTGTGTCATGTAAGGATTATTCCTTACACTAGTATTTATACCACTTGACAGTGTCCCCTATAAAGTGGTATACTATATACATGATGAAAAAACAAACAATAATTTTTGATGTAGATGGAACCATTGCAGACTGTGAACATAGAAGACATTTTGTGGATGGAACAGATAGCTGGAAAGACTGGAAATCATTCAGAGAACAGACTAAATTTGACACTCCTGTTCAATGGGTTTGTGATATTGCAAAAAGACACATTGCACTTGGTGATGATGTTGCATTCTTCTCTGCAAGAAACGAATCTGAAAGGGACATTACAGAACAACAGATTTCTGAATGGATTGGGGATGACCATAAAGGGTTGTTCTTGAGACCCGATGGTGATTTTAGGAAGGATGATGTATTTAAAGGGGAACTTGCAGACAAGTTTGAATCATTGGGTGGTAAGATTGATATTGTCTTTGATGACAGAAATCAAGTTGTTCAAATGTGGAGAGACAGAGGTACTACAGTAGTTCAAGTTGCTGAGGGAGATTTCTGATACTGCAACGTGTTTCTGCAAGACCAAAAAAAAACCCCTCGAAAGAGGGGTTTTTAGTATTACCCGAAGGTAATGAACCGTAGTTCTTACAGAATGTTTGAAACAACAAATTTTCTGTAGTACTGGTTAACACCTGCAGTAGCAGACAAAGCATCTGACGGAGTATTTCCGACAAATGGATTTGCAACCATACCATATCTAGTTTTGAAACCGATTTTTGGTTGGAATGTGTTCTCACCAACTGCACGAACCATTTGTAATGGAACGTATGGGCAGTAGAAGATACCAGCATCATACGGATTAGTTCCTCTATAACCTACAGTCAAGTAATCAACACCAGCATATGGGTCGATGTAAACTTTAACTCTTCCGTTTAGAATACCGGCAAATGTATTACCAGTGTCGTCTACGTTTAGGTTAGTTGAAAGAGCAGGAGCGTAATCTAATACACCAGCCATTGATAGTGCTGAAGCAACATCTGAAGAACATAAGATAAAGTTACCTTTTCCTCTTCTTGTTTCTTTAGCAATCTTGTTTGACTCTCTTTCGATTTGAAACAATAATCCTTTGAATTTCTCAACAGACCATCTTCCGTTAGCATCAACATCTAAGTTGAAAGTACCTGCTGAAGCTGTATCAGCTGCACCAGTTTTTGCTTGAATGTTGACACTTCTGACAACTTCACGGTTAATCTCTGCAAGAATTTCTGATGAAAGAATATTTGCAAGTTCTGATTCTGCGTCAAGACCGTGGATTGCTTTGAGGTCTTGTGCAAGTTCTAATGTGTATTCTGCTTTTAATGCTCTTGACTTGGCAGTAACAGTAGCTTTCTCAATTGAGAAACCCATTTGAGCAAAACCGTTTGTAGCTTCTATATCACCTAATGCTTCTGCTGAAGCTGTAGACATACCGTTACCAGTAGTGTCTGCATATGAAGGTGAAGAAGTATCGAATGGGTCTGAGATGTCGTTAGTTCCGACACCGTCAGCAGTTGGGTTAGCAGCTGAAGAGTATCCAGTTCTAACTTCGTCAATTCCCATTGCTTCTGATTTTGTCAATCTTGTTCCTGAAGGATAATCGTTATATCTTGCTTTCATAGCAAAGATTAATCCTGTTGGGCCAGTCATTGGTTGAACTCCGCAAATGTCGTATGCAACGAGATTTGGCATAGCACGTCTAACTAGTGAAATCAAAATCGGATCCCAGTTAGAAACACCTGTTCCAGTAGCATTTAAAGGTGCTGCTTCTTGCAAGTTTTGCTCTTGAAGAGCTTTTTCTTGGTTCTCAAGAATAACAGCAGTAACGGCACGTTTGTAGTTGTCTTCGATTTTTGGTAAATCGGAGTGTTCTAGAATCGGCTGCCACTTCTCTTGTAAGTTTTCTGATAAAAACATATTATTTCCTTTAATTTAGTAAGTATTAACCTAGTGGTTTTAACTTACTTATTGCTTGTGAATACTTTGACATAGAAGGGTCAGTTTTAGCAAGAACTTCTTCTGCAGATTTCTCTACTTCGAATTCTCCTGTTCCTTCTTGTACCAAAGTTTCTTCAACTATTTTTCCACCTTCAGTAGGGAAGTACGCATTCTTAACTTCAGAAATCTTCTCAGCGAAGTCCTCTTCAGTTTTGTACTCAACACCTTCTGCAAGTGAAGATAGTTTCTCTTTTTGTGAATCAGTCAAGTCTTTCGACGCTTCTGATATCACGTTCTCTCTCTTGAGGGTTTCCAACTCTTCTGCGATGTCCATATTTCTAGAGACTTCACTGTCAAGTTTTACTTCCATCTCATCGAGACGATTTGCGAGTTCATCAATCACTGAATACTTATCTTCAGGAACGTCAACATAATGTTCTACGAACAATGTTTTCAATCCTTCAATGAAATTTTCAGTCATTTCTGACCTCAATCCTCTTTCGATTGCAAGTTCATTCTCTTTGACCCACTCTTCAGCGGTGTAAGATAAGTACTTGTCTACGGCTTCTGCAAGGTCACCCTTAACAGTCGCAACAGTGGACTTTAGTTCTTCTTGATACTGAGCATCAAGAGATTCTTTAACTTCAGCAACTTTAGAAGTTACTGCAGCTTTGAATATTGTTTTGGCTTTTTCGGCATTTTCATCTGATAGGTCTAATGCTTCTGAGATTGCTGATAGGTCGTCATCTATTTCAATTTCAACAAGAGAAGACTCTAGGTCTGCAGTTAACTCTTCCTCAACGGACTCTGACTTAACTTCTTCCTCTTTATCTTCTTTACCTTTCATTTTAGCATAGGCTTCTGCAACATCTTCTTCAGACATTGATTTTAATGATTCTACCACTTTTCTAGCAACTTCTGCTTTAGTCAAACTTTCGTCAACCTCTTCTTCTGATACTGTTCCCAGTACAGTTGAGATTTCTTCCTTAGTCATTTCCTTCATATTGTTGACGATAGCTTTGATAGATTCCATTTTTGAAGATTTTACTTCGTCTTTTTTAGACTCTGATTCATCTTCTGAAACTTTCTTCAGTTTTGGTTGAGCATCACCTTTTCCAGCATTCTTTTGTTGTGCATCACCCTTTACGGCTGGGACACTTTCTGCTTTCTTTTGAGCTGCAACTGCTTTGTCAACAGGATTTTCTTCAGGTTTGACGACTTCAACATTACCTTGACCAATAGTCTCAGCATCTGATGAACCTTGTTTGACGGGTTTTGCGTCACCTTTTTCTGACTTAGAATCAGGTTGAACACCTTCTTCCATAGTCTCAACAACTTCTTCAGTTGTGTTTAGGTTATTTTCTAACTCTGTCATGTTTTTCTCCTGTTTGAGTTTACTTATTTATTTATATATTAAAGGTTTTCAACGAACCTTTTCCATAGATTTAACTTAGTTTCTTCTAAGTTATTTAGTCGTGCAGACTTTAGGGTTTTTTGGAAGTCTTCTGCTTGATGAGCAGTTAATATACCATCGTCTCCCATAATCCACTCAACACCTTCCATTATTCCTTCGACAAATGCTTCAGGAGCTGATGGGTCTGCAACGATGTCACCTGCGGTGGCAAGTTGAAAATCGCCTTTGACATATTGTGCATTACCTTTTTGTTCTAGTGAACCTAGACCTCTAGATGATACACCCAATTTCGCACCATCATCGATTAGATTTCTTACAATCTGACCGTTGGGGGTACTTAAAATTTTTGCTTTACCAACATAGTTTGACCCTTCTAGAGTCAATGATTGGATAAGATGTGATACTTTATCGAGATTGATGGTTGGCCCTTCAGGGTGTCCCAACTCACCAAATGCGCGTTGTTTTTCAACGAACTCTTTGACGTAACGACCTACTTCTTTCTCCATAATTTCTTTTGGATAGACTCTACCATTACGGTTTTTAATGTCCGCTTGCATGAAGATACCTTCAATAAAGTAGTCCTTCTTACCGTCCTCTTTAGCCTCGGTAATTATAGGTGTTATATTTTCGTTAAACTCTGCTATTAATTTCATTGATAATTTCCTCGATTGTTACTTCTTGCATATCTGAAGATGACATTAAAGTTCTAATGTCTTTCATCTCCTTCTCTGCACTCTTTAAATCTTTGTAAGGTTCGTCTCCACTGAACAAATTACCATCTATATACACATCAACCTTACCTTGTTTATTCTGTGCATATACTAAATCCGCATTACGACTACCAACTTTAATCTTGTCGGTCTTGAGTTCTTTAGACCCACTAGGTAACTTAAAAGATTTAGCTTCTCTAAGTTCTTTTTGCATTACCTTAAAACTTTTCATTTACACTCCAGTGTGTTCTTCAGGATTGGACATCCAATCCACTTGCAGTTCTACTCTTTTCATGTCTACTACTTCTGCAGCTTTCTCTTTAACACCATCAAAGATTTGTTGTTTTGCAACATCCAATTTTCCATCTTCAATACTATTAACTATATCTTTTGATATTTCACTTACCATTATTTGTTCTCTCCATTATCATTTGAATCGTAGAAACCATCTCCACTATCATCGTTTTCACCTGCATCATTGTCTGCTTTTATTTGAGCATCCATTTGTGCAATTTCATCTTCAGTCTGTCTTAGTATATATTTTCTAACATACTCTTTACTGAAGTACTGACCAACATACTCTGATGCAGTCTGTAATGTATCTAATCTCTCTTTCAGTATTTCTTGGTCTTTCAACTCTGTAAAGTGGTTGTCCGTTGCAAAGTCATACTGTATAAAATCTTTAATCCCATCGAACTCTTCTGCAGAAACAATCTCCTTAAGGACTAATTGTGTTCTCAGAATGTCTGTAAAGACCCTAGCAAACTTCTTCTGAAGTCTGTTAGTGAACTTATTAAACTTAAGTTCATCTCTATTAATCTCTGAAGACCTACCCATGTTGAAACCATTATCTGATTCCATCCTAGAGGCTGGTACATTAAGAGACTGATATAGTTTCTTCTTAAAGTATTCTATATCGTCTATCTCTGAAAGATTTTGTCCGCCGGGCAGAGTTTCAATCTCTGTTCCTCTTCCACCCTCTCTTCTTGGTAACCAAAAATCTTCCAACATTGACATATGTTTTCTATCATCTTTAATCTCACCTGTATCTGCATTGTAAATAAGTTTGTTTTTATACTTATTCATTACATCTGCAAGGTACTGTTCAGCTTTCGCTTTTGGTAGATTACCTACGTCAATATAAAATATTCTTCTTTCAGGAGCTCTTGATATTCTGTAAATAACAAGTGCATCTTCCATCATTGACAACTGGTTAGAAGTCTTTAATGCTTTATGCAAGTATCCTATAACTACATTCTTAGTGTAGTCTAATAGTCCTGAAGTTGTATAAGTAACAGCTTCGGGTGCTATTCTGACAGTGTTACCTTCTGCGGCACCACCATCTTGAAATCCTTTATCATTAAATAGGAAGAACTCTTCTACCTTAGTAATGATATCTACATTAGTTTTTGGGTCTTTTTTCTTGTCAACATTTCTTATTTTCTTAATTCTAAGAGGGTCAACATTTCTTAAATCCACAATACCTAATTTTGGTCGTTTTCCGTCCACGACTTTATGGAAGTAGATTCTTCCATCAACGTACCATTTTCTGAATAATTCATGAGAGTTCTGATTGAACTTCATCATAGATAAGATGTGGTAAAACTCGTCACCCATCTTCTTTTTGATTCCACTAGAGAGTTTTACATCTCTAAGGTCAAGTGACACTATCTTATCTGAACTATCCGCTGTGATACATTCATTAACTATATCTTCGATAGCAGAGTCACACTCGGGTATAAGTGATATCTCACGATATCTCGATATGAGGGTGGACTCATTCTTGATTCCACCTTCCATATCTACATAGGAACCATAGGCTCCACCCGAGATAAATCCACCCTGTTGTGTTTGAATGACGGGGGTACCGTCATCCTCAACTGGTGGTACAAAAGATTTGTTAGCAATTAACGCATCTGTTTGTCGTAGTTCATCCTTTTTACGGGATATTTCAAATCCGAATATTTCCATAACTATATTTATAACACCTTGCTGGTGGTATTTTTCACTTTAGAGTCTTAAATCACTCTTTCCCAGTGAGAGAATTCAAACGTAACATCGAACTTTTCTAGTTCGTTTTCAGTACCATAGTCCAATGCAATTGAACCAATTTCTGAAGGAAACATGTTGAAGAATTCGTATCTCGCTAGGACTGAGTCATCTTTGTGTAATTGTTCTACAAACGCACGAGACAATAGGTAATCAGTAGTTGTTGAACCGACTCCACTGTCTAGTTGTTGAATCTCTTCTTGCCACGCTTCTAAGGCGTTTCTAGCAGAGAATTCTACGTCATTGAGAATAGATACTGTCCAAGGTGCAAAACTTCTATCTCCTGCAAGTTTGAGGTTATGACCTCTAAAAGGCTGTGTAATCACACCTAGTGTTCCAGCAGGAATTTGAGCTGCATTACACAGAAATTCTATCTTCTCACCAGCACGGGGTAAGTATACTCTAAATCGGTTGGCACGAGGGCCTCCACCGACTAGTTGTGCTTTAAATTGGTCTATTGTTGCCATTTATTTACTCCTGTTAAATTGCACCGTAAATTTCTTCAAACTGAACACCGCTTCTAGCAGCAACAAAGTTTAAAGTAATATAATTAATTGAACGAGCAGGTTTAACGAATATTGAACATACAAATTCGTTTCTGTCAATAACTGTATCAGTATTGTTTGTTTCATCACATACCACTGAGTAATCAATAACACCGTTTCTATTCTTTACATCTCTCAAGAATGGTTCTACTGAACTTCTGAATTGAGCACGAGTAAAAGCATCGTTGAATTCAAATAACTGAGCTTTAGCTGCAGTTGCGATTGCTTTTTCTAAGACGATGAATAATCTTCTTACATTGATTCTATCGAATGCAGAAGGTGATGTTAATGCAGTTTTATCTCCAAATAACACTGTTCCTTGACCTGCAAATGTAACCACTGGGTTAACTCTTGCACGATATAGGTCATCTCTAGATGATTGTGACGGATTGAATGCAAGTTTAGTTACTCCTAGATACTGTCCTCTAGAGAATCCTGCAGGTGAATACCATGCATCTCTAAGAACATCTGACCTAGCAGATAAACCAGCAGTGTGACCGTTAGCAGGCACCCAACAATATTTGTCGTTGTGTCTGTCATAAACGTATACCCAACCCGAATCAATTACTGCATACGAAGATGAAGTAGCTGTATCTGCAGTTGTTTTAACATTAGATGATTGTGTTGACTCTGAAGTAACACCAACAACATCTGCACGTCTAGGTGAAATGTATGCAATACAGTCTTTTCTACTTTCTGTAAGTAGAATCGCTTGATTGGTTAAAGTTGTCCAGTCTGTAAGAAGGTCTTGAATCACTCCACTACCGTTATCAGTTCTTGAAGAACCTACGATTAGGAATGAAATGTCTACTGTTTCTGAATCTGCAAAGAATGTTGTCCATGCAGCTGTCTTTTGAGCTGCAGTTGTGTGGTTACCATTGTTTCCACCACTTAGTGAACTATTCTCAGGTAGAGAAGGTCTTCCAAATGCAGTACCGATTGAAGCAGCAAGTGTTCTGTGTTCTGATGCAGTTGTCAACATTGTAGTTGCATGACCTGACCAGTATACATACTCAGATTTAGATTCAATTACATTTCTGTAATAGTTACTTGTACCATCAGCACCTTTTCCATCTGAAGCAAGTGATACGAAACCATATGTTTCTAACACTGTGTTTGCAACACCACTGAAAAGTCCGTCTTCATCTACCACAACAACATGAATTTCATCATTTGTTGTTCCAGCTGCAGTTGCAACTGCTGATGTTTCAGGTTTTTTGTCAAAGTAGGAATGGAATTCCCAATATCTGTTAATGTTAACTGCACTTCCTGAACCATCTACTGCAGTCGTAAGACCAGTACCAGCAGGTTGTCCTAGTGCTTCAATTGTAAGTGTAGTTCCCGCAGCTGCAGTAACTCTATATTGTGTGTTGTGTCCGTCAAATGTGATAATATCTCTAACTAAAAATAGTGTAGATGCATTCGTAACACCCGTAATGGATGTTGAACCAGCTGATAAATCTCCAGTTGTATTACCCTGATTATCTTTGTAGTAGGCATCTGCAGAACCACATACTGATACTTTAAGTGAATTACCTAATGCACCTGCATATTTTGATGTCCACTTACCAACTGTTCCGTTTTGTGAACCGTCTCTGTAAGTAGATACATATTCTGAACCATTTTTGATGATTGATGATGCGTGTGCGGCAGCGTTTGCAGAACTAAGTGATGTAGACGAAGGTCTTACCACTCTTAGTGAAGAACCATATCTTAAAAATCCTTCTGCAGTGTACCAGTCTTCGGCACCTATATCTGTGTTTGAAGGTTTACCGAATGTCTGTTCTAATTTTGATGAACCGCTAACTGTTACTACTTCATCAACAGGGCCCCATTGAAATGAACCTGCAAAAGCACCTGTTGTACTTGATACTGCAGGAACAACATTTGTTAGGTCTATCTCTTTGACCTGAACGCCTGGTGAAACTTGAAATGTCATACTTTTTCTCCTGTTTATGAAAAGAGTTGTTTACTAGTTTATTTATAACTTTTTTTACCCTAAGAAATTTCTTCTTGGGTTATAAACCACCTATCTCCTCCTTCTACGAAGGATTCTTGTCCATTGGTTGTACTACCAGTGTCGAACACTCCAGCTGGTAACATATCGTCTTCTATCATTTTTTGTTGTTCGGCATATAATAGGTCTTTTACTGCATGATTAGTCATGTAAGTAAAGTGTTGAGTGGTTACAAACCAAGAAAACAATACTATATTCATAACCATATCATCATGGTAACCTTTATCTGCCTCGAAAGACATACCTTTATTTATGAAAGTCATGAGTTCAGTGATTGCATATCTATCAACTAGTTCCAATCTATTTTCCTCAAGCAGTTCTTTCATTGTTGAACAACCGATTCTTTTAATCTTTCTGTTCATTGTCACACCGATATCTTCGGCTTTCATCAATCCCTGAACAAAAACATTCTCGTATTCTATATCATAATGTAATTGTGTTGCAACCATACTACCTTCTGCATTATTCTCAATAATAACCAAGGCATCGTTGTATGCTTTTGCATACTTATTTATAATATCAGGAAAGAGCATCGGAGATATCATATTGTCTCTATATGTTGCAGCCTGTTTAAATGGTTGAACACTTACATCAAATATCGTAAAGGTGGAGTAGTCGATACCCCTTCCCTTTGCAACATCTACTGTACATATGTAGGTGTGGTCAGGCATGGGTTTTTGGTACATACTGAAGTTATCTTTATACCATGTTGGGTCTATTGACCTCATACCTAGAAGTGTTGCACTATTAATAAGTGTATTACCCGTTCCTAGGAAACTATTACCATACTCTTGTTGGAACTGGATTTCCGAGGTGTTTGCAATAGTCTCTTTCTTCCACTCTTCATCTCTGCCAGGCACATCATACCAGTTAATAGTGAAGTTTTTGTACTCACTCTCACCCCTAACTGCACTTTCGTAAATTTTGTGGTACATGTTACCAACACCGTTTGCAGTAGATGTGATAATAACCTTTGAATTTTTACCCGATGTTACCACTGGATATGTTGCAGTATAGAATTCCTCTGCATTTTCTACGAACGCAAACTCATCAAGATACAAGAGGTTTATAGACAATCCACGAATAGAACTCGAAGATGTTGCAGCTGCAACTACTTTACTATCGTTTGCAAACTCTATTGAACCTTTGTTTAGAATCTTAACACCAGGCTGTAAATAGAATGGAACGGACTCTAACATGGTTACCATACGAGCAATCATCTCTCTTGCAATTGCACCTTTGTTTGCAAGAACCGCTACAGTAACTTCGGGTGTAAAGAGGAGATACCATAGTAGGTATGCACATGATGTGATTGATTTACCACTCTGACGTGATGCAAGAACTACACTAAATCTTTCGTCATTATAGTGGTTTATTAACTTGTCTTGGTATCCCCGAAGTATAAAGGGTACAAGTCCTTCATCTAGGGATATAATTTTTGTATAGTTTTCTATGAAATAACAAGGGTCACTTGAACATTTGACATACTCACCTAATTGTTTTTTGGTGTATTTTACTTCTACACCAGCTTTCTTAATTAGAGTATTACCTAGATAGCCTTCATTTTTCGAATCAGTCATTACTCTTTATTCTTTTTAAGAAACTTCTGTAGTTCGGATGTGCTACCAACATATAAATGATTATGTTGTTGTCCTATCTTTTGTTCGTCTTCTTTCTCTAATTCTTTGATTTTTTTCTGCAAGTCTAGTAGTTTCTCTGCAGTATCACCAACGGTCTTTATGAGCTGTCCTGCAACCTCATACGCCCTCGGGTGTTCGGTTTCTTTACATAGGTCTAGGATTCCATCAATTGCATCTTGTCCCCTCTCTACGAGTCCGTAGAGGGTCTCACGACCATACTTATAGTCGTTGTCCATACTTTCTGAACGACTGGGTAATTTAACTATTTTGGTCTCTCTTTTAATCTCTTTAGTAATTTCTGTAGAGATATCTAAAACACCATCTAGTTTAGAATCTATATCTTTTGTCATATTTAACTCGCATCGGTAACCTTATCATCTGTGAAATCTCGGGAAGTACCGTCATCATAAAAATCTACTGATTCAGCAACTACGAATGTATCTTCAGGGTCTACTGAACCCACAAATTTAAGACTCGTATTTGCACTTATTGTAATTGCACTTGATAACACTACACTTAGTTTATCAGATGCAATACTCGAAACTGTTGGATTAGTTGTTAGGTTTGTCCCAAACACCTCATCATTCACACTTATAGAACTATTTATTGCAGTTGCAAAGGTCACTGTTGTGGATGCGGCAACTGCATTTGATGTTTCTGCAAACGCAGGTTCATAGTGTTTAACCTCTTTAATAAGTCCCGATTCATCGATTTGAGATGAAGTGAACTGTCCGTTTTCATTAGTTAGATATGTTCTTTCTATAACATTCTTAATAATCTTACCAGTATAAACAGGGCCGAAGAAGTATAACTTCATAGTAAAATCTAGTGTATACTCTATTACACGTCTTTCTTCAAAAGTACCCTCGTACTCATCATTCATGGTAACTGAATTCAATGAGATGGGAACATCTCTAACCTCCGTCATTGAATCTACCATTTTCATTGATACAGTGTATTCGGGTTGAAAATACGGAAGAATTTGTTCTAATATTTGTAATGCATCATTAGCATTCTTTGCAAGTATTGACAAAGTAAAATTTATGTTGTATGGTGCAGGTGCATATTGAAATGACCTTTTGGTATTATCGGTGTCAAGTGTGGTCTTAGATGCACGAATAAGTTTGTTTTGTTGTCTAGTTGCATCATATTCAAATCCTGAGATTTCAAATGCTATTCTAGGAAGACTAATTGAACTTCTCATTCCATCGGATAGATTGGGTTCATCATTAAGTCTCGACAACCATTTTTGTTTAGGGCCGTATGATATCGGTACAATTTGAGAAGTCAATACAGTATTATCTGATTTTACCTTCTTTACCGTAATATTATTAAAGAGTGTACCAAAAATGGATACACTTCTTTTAATAGTTTCGTTATAAAAATGTGTTCCAAACATTAAGGTTCTCCAAACGGATTGGTTTCACTGAAGTCAAGATATGTGGAGTCGGTTGCTTCAAATTCTAAATTCTGTGCAAGTGCATCGTTCGACATTGTTAATACATCTGTTATTGAATTCACAGTGTACTGTGCAGTAGTTGTTGCACCAACCAACACGTCACCAACTACAAGTGTAGTGGTAACATCTTTAACTTTAAGTGTTCTAGTATTTCCACCAACCCAAGATAAGACTTCACCGACCACAACACTACTCTTAGTAAGGTTTTCCCCAACATTGTAGTCGCCACTACCACCAGGCAGCATGGTCATCTCTATGTTATATGCATCCTCATCTTCAATTTTATCTATACCTGCAACATCAGTATCAAAGTCTTCACCACTATATTCAAACAGTTCACACTGCATTTTAAATGTAAATAGTTTTCCAACTTGATAGAATGGATTTTCGTGTTCTACAAACTTAATTTCGAACAGTGAACCACTCATAGGGAAGTGAATTAAATCTCCTTCGTTTGGTCTGAGTGATGTTGCAAGGTTTGAATCTAATGATATAAATCTTTCCCAACTTCTTAATGATATAACAAATGTTGCAGTATCACGAATTGACAGTCCAAATTTAGACATGAGGTCACCCTCACCTTCAAAACCATCAGTATTTTCAATATACATCTCAACTGCATATGCATCACCAAAGGTAGACTGCACATCTTCATTGAGTATAGTGTCTTCTTCCACCACCTCTCTAGGTAAATAGAAACACTCATGTCCATACATTCTCAACGACTCAACAACTATATCCTCATAAAGATGTTGTTCAGTTGATACTGCATGGTTAAAAAATACATTTGTAGGCATATTTTTATCCCATCATGTCCATGACTGGCATTTCATAGTTCAGTCTAGACTCTTCTTCTAATTTTGTAATCTCTTCTTTGGCTTCTGTTTTCATGTTTTCTGCATCTAGTGTAACTCCGCCTGGCAAAGTCATACCTGAGAACTTAGAAAGGTTTTCACCCCATTGATACTTAACTAGTGAAGTTGCATATCTCTTTAACCACATATCGTTATAGATATCAGTCATGTCTGTTGGGTCTAACTTTCTATAACACTCAATAAGAATATACTCACCCACATTCACACCGTCCCAGTCCATATCCATGTATAGTCTGTTACTATGTGTATTGTATCTTATAGGTGTTCTACCCACTAACATGTCGTCCATAAGTGAGAGATGTTGTTGAACTTGAGAATAATACATAACACTTGTAGATGTTAAATCCCACAAGTCATTCAATCTAAGTTGATATCTCATATCAAACATATTATTAGACACACCATTACTAAACGGGAATATATTAATTACACTTAGTACATGTTCGGGTAGTGTAACATAGTTTTGTTGTTCACCATAAGTTTGGTTTGCAATTGCTTGTGTACCACTTGTTGCAGCTGTCACACTTGAATTTGTCTTGAATGAAGTAAGTTCTTCTTGAGTGATTTGGTGTTTTAGATAACACTTAATAGAACCATCGTAATGATACTCACGGAAATATTGGAGTGCTTCATCAACTCTGTCATCTAATTGGTCGTCATCTATATTGATTTCCAATACAGGAGCTCCAAGTTTTCTCTTGATATACTCTTTTAGTGATGCTTTTGAATTTGGTTCTGCCATGTGTTTAATCCAGTAGTAATAGTTATCTTACTACTATTTATACACTTTGATACCCTATTCTTGGAAGTATGTTTTAGATTGAAGTCTATCCAACTTTTCGTCCATTCTGTTCATAGTGTCAAACAACCTTTGGAAGTCTTTTTCTATTTGGTCACGCGTTAAATAGTCTCTAGCTATCTCCTCTCTTGTTTTATTGAGAAGGATATCTATTCGTTTTTGTTCAGACATCACGTTTCTTACAATTAATCCAACTGGTGCTATGACTAGTGTAAGGAAGAGATTCCAAATCATGTTTGGGTCGATTACTAATTCCATACGGATATTTAGGAAATCTATGACAGTATGGGGTCACCTTTCTCATCTAATTCGAAAGTATATTCATTTTCATTCCAAGGCAACGGTTTATTGTGGTAGTCAACCAACTCCACATTAAAGGATATACTATATCGATTAGATTTTGAGAAGTTTGGTTCTACCATATGCATCGCACCACTAGGAAATAATACACAGTTTCCTGTAGATGGTGCAATCCTGTGACTGGCGTTACTACGTCTTCCATGAGGCATATTTCCTACTACCTTTGGCATTGGGTCTATAAACTGAATATCACCCTCATCCCCTCCTGCACTTATGTATAGAACACCACTAAACCAACATCCATTATGAAGATGTGGTTGATTCCATGCACCCTTATCATTTATATTTGCCCATGAGTTACCCATACGAATTTTTGAAGAAACACCAAAGTATGGAGTGACCTCTTCATGAAAAAAGGTTGCAATTCTATTCATACATTTCTGAAAAAGGGGGTTTCCATCAACTCCATCATTTGATTGCCATCCAGTGTATGCATTTGAGATTCTTCTACCTTCGGGGTCTTTCCTTCTCATTGTATCTATTTCGTTCTTCAACATCTCTGCGTAATCTTCGTTATAACCCTGATTTGCAGCCAAATTTGGGTCAAGAAAATTTCTTGAGAAAATAGGAGTTGGAAATAATAGTGACACACTCATTTAAAATCAAACTCCATCTGAACTTCGTTTTTAGTCTCAGGTGTATCGTGGTCAAAAGGACATCCACCCTTTGCATCTTTAAATAATTTTGGTTTCGGAGTCCAAAAATTTTTTTTATAAGAACCCTTGTTTCTCTCCATCAATTCTGCATTTGAAAGTGACCCATCAGGATGCAGTAAACTACTGCGGTCTTCATAAAAATCCCATGATGTTTGTAAATGATACTCAGATTCCCACTCCTCTCTCTTGAATGGTATTACCTGTACTAATGGTGTTCCTTTCTTGATAACAAAGTCATCACCATGTTTAGGATACATGATAATATTACTATTGTCGTGTCCGTGATTGAACCCCTTATCCGAATCTACAACACCGTTCCATGCTTTAAAGTCTTTATTTTGCCATAGGAATGGGTCTAGGTACATCATACTGTAACCTTTTGGTAATTTTATACTCCACTCACCTCTTACTTTAAATGCATCATATACCTCTTCATTCTGAGTGTGGTAATTAAACTGATAATCTGTCCCCTCACCAACTTGCTCTTTAGGGTGTGATGGTAGTGTACTACACAGTTTTCCCTGTTTGAGGTCTTCTACGGCCGCACAGTATCCATTAATTTTTCCATGTTTTACTGTTATATCCCGATTGGCGACTATCAACCATCCCATATTCAACCAGTCATGCATAGCAGGACAAGTTTTTATAGTTCCCTCAACTATATTTCCCCGAACAATATCATTTACTGGAATTTTTTTCCACCAATCGGGTTTATACGATTTTGCAAGAATTGGTTTAGTTGTGTCGAATGCATTTTTATGGTATGTGTTGAATTTTATTGTTGGCATAACTTAACTTTGTCACCTCGAATTACTATAGACCTTCTGTCCATATATCTTGCAGAAGGATTTGGTGCATCTGCACCATGTGGTATTCTTCCATCAAAAATAATCAATCTATTGGGTTTGAATTCCACTTCTGCGATTTGAATTCCGTTTTCCCTTAAATCAAAACCTTGTATTGTTTCTATACCATCTTCAGGAGTTTCATATAATCTCAAAACTCCACCCCAATGGTCTTCCCAATGTGTATTTGTGTAGTATAAAAAGGATAAGTTTTGGTCTTCATCAAGAGGGCAATCAGTATGAATAGTTCCATAAAGTCCTTGTGTTTGAGAGTTTCCTCCCATATACTGAAAATTCTCCCATTCAAACCCAAAGTCTTCTCCCACTCTTTCATTTAGGTATTTACTCCAAAGTATTATTCCATTATCCACTTCGTCAGACCAATTATCATCACAATACATAGAAGCTCCCCAAAACTGATGCATTGGTAAACCAGTAGGGTCATCTCCCCTTACTTCATTACTTTTACCCCACCGAGCTCCTTTTAAAGATTCGTCTACTTTTTTATGAATAGGATGAGCTAACCAATTATCTAAAACATATATTTTATCTAAAGGCAGTTTTTCGATTTTTACAGGAGAATCTATAACACAGATTTCCATGAATTTTAATCCTGAGCAGTTGGTTTGAATAAATCGGGATAGAATCCTCTATATTCGTTCAGCGTTTTTAAAGCATCTTCAGATGTAACTTCAATTTCCTGAACCAACTGTTCTGTAACATGTGCTGTTGCATCTGCACATTCCATGACCAATCTTGCATTAGTTCTTTTGGGATGATTTGAACCATGTCTTCCTATATAAGTACATTCTAATAAACTATCAAACCCATACTGACGAGCTGCATCCGTATTTTTCCCATCTTGAAACTCATATAATTCATCAATCAGTTGGTCATTAAGACAGACTCCCTGTGGTGGTTCGGATGCATCAATATAAACTTCAATGGATTCCATCTCTTCATCAGTCAAGTCAATTCGTTCATGTGTCTCAAAGGGTTGACTATCATCGAATTTTTCAATTTTCCAATGTTCGTCTCCGTCATATACGACAATATCAAAGTCAAATCCTAAACTAGGCTTATCAACATTATTGAATTCATACCTCAATCCATTTGTTTTTGTAATTCTTAAATCGTTGTTTTCTGTAAATATTAGTGCGTTCATAAGTTAATTTCTCCGTCTAGTTCAAGACAATTCTTTTCAATGTTGTAGTTTTTTAAGTTTGTGATATCAGAACAGTCTTGTCCTTTTACCCAAGGGCCTCCCCTTGTATAATGAAACCCAAATGCATCGGGTTTAACATCATCATACCCCTCATTGTGTATGTATTTAGTAGGTATTTCGGATACCATATCTGTCCACTCAAACTGGTGTAGATACTTTCCACTTTCGGTATTAATAACTTCAGGTGTCAACTTCCTGCAGTCTTCATGACTATTATTGAATACCATCATACTTGACCACAATTTCTTAGGATAAGAGACATTCTTCTCACCATCAAACTTAGTTTCAGGTGTGTGTAGATTGTCATAATCATACTTACACACTGCAACGGCATCATCGGGGTGTAGGAACATGAACAGTGGTAAAGGACTTTTAGTAAAAATCATATCATCATCAATGAACAATGAAATTCCCTTATAGTCTTCTAGGTATGGTATTAAAAATCTACTGTATGTAAACTCAGTACTTTGACCTGCATATTCTCTAGTATACTCGGGAATTTTTGATTTGTCAAGGAATTTAATTTCGGGTTTGAAACATTCTAAATCACTCATACCTCGTGAACGGTGACCATTTAGATGTCTTAGTATACTGTTTCTAGAAACCTTTGGAAGTTCCTCATGTCTACTGTCGTATCCAATATAAATGTTAAAGGGTTTTCCTTCAGTTAATTCAAACACACTCTTACCAAATTCTGACACTCTTTTTCTCCAACTGTCTAGTCTAGGTGTCAACTGGGTGGGCCATATTTGCATATATCCATTATGATAATCTAAACTAATTTCAGTAGTTTGAAGTGAGGAATCTGCAAAAATATCCAAATGTTCTTGTACACTTAATTCGGGACTTTCTAGGTAATCATAGGGGTCTGCTAACAAAATTGGAAGTGAATCATCATCTAAAATTTTATACATTGATTGTCTAATAGAGCCTGGGTGGATATGGAGTCTATATCTTATTCCGCTGTCACTCCAATCACTACGATATGCGTAGAGACATCCTTGTACTGGATTTACTAGACCATTTTCTTTGATGTCATGAATCATCCAATGGGCTTTCGTGGAGTGGTAAAAGGTACTACCTACTGAATTCAACTCATCATCAGTCAGTCCTGTATCACCAGCTTGATTGTGAATACCACCTGTGTAACCACGGTAATTCATGTTGAGGTAAGTTTCAACCTCATATTCCAAACCCATATCAATGTCAATTAAGTCGTGTTTTTTTAATTCACCCCAAGTTAACATTTTAGTTGGTGGTACAAGATTTTGTTTACGAATTTCTTCATAAACTTTGACCTTTCTATTGTCTTCGGGAATTTTGGAATCTTTATATAGATGTATTTTTCCAAGGTCTATATTAACCTTTCCCAACTCCTGTAAATAGGCGTCTACGTTTCCATCCGCACTCCAATCTAATGTGGGGATATTGTATTTTTCTACTATTTTGGGAGCGTCTATTGGGTTTATTCTACTGTTTAATCTCATAATATAATCTGTTATCCGTTATCTGTTGACCCTATATTTAGTCAACAGATAACAGAGGAGTTTTAACCTGAAATAGGTGTCGCAGGCCAATTCTGTTGTAACACACCATCCCATCTATCTACAGGAGTTCTTGCAATATAAGTTGCAGGTTGTTGTGCAATGTAGATTGCAGGTTGTCTCGCAACATAAATCGCAGGTTGTCTCGCAGGTGCTTGATAGATTGCAGGTTGTCTCGCAATATAAATCGAAGGTTGACGAGCAGGTGCTTGGTATATAGCAGGTTGTCTCGCAATATAGATAGCAGGTTGACGAGCAGGTGCTTGATAGATTGCAGGTTGTCTTGCAATATAGATTGCAGGTTGTCTCGCGGGTGCTTGATATATAGCAGGTTGTCTTGCAATATAGATTGCAGGTTGTCTTGCAGGTGCTTGGTATATAGCAGGTTGTCTTGCATCATATCCAGCTGGTTGTCTTGCAGGTGCTTGGTATATACTTGGTGACCTTGCAATATAGGCATGTGGAGACCTAGCAGGTGCTTGATATATAGCAGGTTGTCTTGCACTCGCTTGATAGATTGCAGGTTGTCTCGCAATATACGTTGCAGGATATGTAAATGGTATCTGATAAGTAAACGGTTGTCTAGCAGGATAACTCGCACTGTAAGTAAATGGTATCTGATAAGTAAATGGCTGTCTAGCAATGTACGAAGCAGGATAAGTAAATGGTATCTGATAAGTATACGGTTGTCTAGCAATGTAATTAGCAATATACGGTATCTGATAAGTAAACGGTTGTCTTGCAGGTGCTTGATAGGCTGCAGGATATGGTATCTGATAAGTAAACGGTTGTCTTGCAGGTGCTTGATAGGCTGCAGGATACGGATTTTGACCATTTCTTGGAGACCTAGCAGGTGCGATATAAATTGCAGGATACGGATTTTGACCATTCACTGGTTGTCTAGCAGGTGCTTGATATATAGCAGGGTAAGTATACGGTATCTGATAAGTAAATGGTTGTCTAGCAGTGTAATTAGTATTCGCAGTATAAGTATACGGCTGTTGAGCATTTGTTTCGGTGTTACCACTAGCAGGCAAAAGGTAAGTAAAAGGATTAGGTGTTCTATAATTATAAGACCCACCCTTAATCTGTTGAAAAGACCCTGGCGTTTGCGGGCCGCCAGGCACCGTTACTGGAATCGTCTGAATATAGGTATATGGTATTCCTGAAGGAACTCTTGTTGGAGTCCTTGCAGATGCTATATAAGTTGTTATCGCAGGATATGGCGTCTGACCATTTCTTGGAGACCTAGCAGATGCAGAATAATTTGCATTGTAAGTAAACGGTATCTGATAAGTAAATGGTTGTCTAGCAATGTAATTAGCACTGTAAGTAAATGGTATCTGATAAGTAAATGGCTGTCTAGCAGTGTACGAAGCAGGATAAGTAAATGGATTTTGACCATTCACTGGTTGTCTAGCAGTGTACGAAGCAGGATAAGTAAATGGATTTTGACCACTTACTGGTTGTCTTGCTTGATATGTAGCAGGATATGGTGTTTGACCATTCACTGGTTGTCTAGCAGATGCAATGTACCCAGCAGGATATGGTGTTTGACCATTCACTGGTTGTCTAGCAGGTGCGATATAAATTGCAGGATATGGTGTTTGACCATTCACTGGTTGTCTAGCAGATATCCGTGTATCTGCTGTATATGATGTCTGTCTTGACGCAGGATAAGTAAACGGAGTTTGACTTGACGCAGGATAAGTAAATGGTATCTGATATATCGCAGGATATGTACTTTGAGCATTCGCACTGTAAGTAAATGGTATCTGATACCCAGCAGGATATGGTGTCTGACTGTTTGCAGGATATGTAAACGGTATCTGATAACTTGCAGGATATGCTGTCTGTCTTGACGCAGGATAAGTAAACGGTGTCTGACTCGAAGCAGGATAAGTATTCTGTCTTGAAGCAGGATAAGTAAACGGTGTCTGACTCGAAGCAGGATAAGTATTCTGTCTTGAAGCAGGATAAGTAAACGGTGTCTGAGCAGCTGCAGGATAAGTATTCTGTCTTGAAGCAGGATAAGTAAACGGTGTCTGACTACTTGCAGGATAGGCAGTTTGACTCGAAGCAGGGTACGATGTCTGACTATTTGCAGGGTATGGTTGTTGTGTGTTTCGTTGACCTGAGGCTGCAACCCACCCAGTCGGCGTTTTTATTTGTATATCAGATACAGCTTTCCATGTACCTGATGCGGTTTTAACCCAAGCACCTTGGGTTGAATTCCAACCCGAAGGTGTTTTTACCTTTTGACTCATCCTATTTTATCCTATAAAAGAAATTATTAATCTTATTTATGTTAAGAATATTGTACCCATAAATCACCCACCATACCATCACCTGCTGCTGGGGCTGATGTTGATTGGTAAACATTCCTAGCAACACCACCACTATTGGATGCGTTAGTAGTACTCAATGTTGTAAACGACGCACTTGCACCTGTAACTGCAAAATTTGAGTTATTTGTCAAGTGTGAAGTATGTGTAGGTGCTGAAATAACACCTGTAGAACTATTATATCCACCTGTTCCTGCAGTGTGTGATAATGCACTTCTTGCTCTTGCAGTGGTGTGATATAAATTACCGTTTTCAGTAATGGCACTAGTGTTTAGTGTAATATTTGCAGAACCATTGAATGATACACCTGATATAGTTCTTGCATTTTGCAATGTTGTAGCAGTTGCAGCGTTTCCTGATGTAGATTGGTTAAGTGTTCCGACTGTAAAGTCTACTGTACCGTCACCATCATTATATGTAACTGTAATACCTGATTCAGTATTACCTGTAAACATACCACCGACTGCATCTTGAGCTCTTTCGTTTGTAAAGTAGAGGTTTGACCCTTCAGATACATTACTAGTAGAATGATTAGATAAACTAGAAACTGTACCAGTTACGTTTCCTGTTAAGTTTCCTTCAACATTAGCAACTAAAGTTCCTGTAGTGATTGATAGGTTACCTGTGGTTGCACCAGTAAATGTACCAGTACCCATTGTAAACTTATCTGCACTCTCATCAAAACCGATGAATGCGTTTGCAGAATCACCCCTTTCTATAACGATACCAGTATCGTTAGTAGGTGTTCCTGTAGTTCCGTATCCAAGTTCGATTAAACCATCTGTCATGGTTGTGTTAGTTGAACTAACTGTAGTAGTAGTACCATTAACAACTAGGTCACCAGCAAGTGTCAAGTCGTTGAATGCAACATCACTCGAAGTTGCAACTGCTTGACCAATACTGATAACACCATTATTGTATCCAACACCAGTTCCAGCACTAAAGTGAGCTCTTGTTTCCGCCTGACTTGCACCAGTGTATGTTATTACACCATTTGAACTATTGTATGCAAGTGAACCATCTCCACCCGCATCTGTTACTGAAACTAAACCTCTAACCTCTGCATCTGTTCTTTCTGTGAACGAGATTACACCAGTACTACTGTTGTATGATAAATCACCACCAGCAGATACTAGACCTCTTATATCGGCATCTGATAAACCAGCAAGTGTAAGTGTTCCAGCAGAGTCATCGTATGTAGAAGTGATGTTTGTTCCACCAACTACTAATCCGTTTACGATGTCTTCTATCTCTTCTTGTGTTTTACCTGAAGAGTTAATTGTAAGTGTTCCAGCAGAGTCATCGTATGTAAGTGTTATGTTTGTTCCAGCAGTCGCCATTGTACCAACAACATCTTGAACTCTTTCTGTTGTATGATAAAGATTTGACGAACCTTCTGAAGTTGCATCTGTATTAAATGACCCACTTGAACCCAATGGTATTGTTGCACCGTTAACTGTTAGACCCGAATTAGTAAGTTTACTGTTTGAAATATTACCAGCTAACATACCATCTGTAATACCACTAGCTTTAACTCTTAGTGCATCTGAAAATAATTCTACAGAAGAATCATCTACTCCAACTGCAAGTGTAACGTCACCAGTAGTTCCACCACCTGTTAGACCATCTCCAGCAACTACCGAAGTGATATCTCCAACTTCTGAAGTAAGTGTTAGTGTTCCAGCAGTGTCATCGTATGTAGATGTGATTCCTGTTCCACCAACGATTAATGAATTAACTCTGTCGTCAACTCTTTCGTTTGTGAAGTATAGGTTACTTCCGCCTTCTGAAACATCATCCGTAGAACCCGAAAGTTCTGATAATGCATCTTTTGATTGAACTTGTGAGTCAACATATGCTTTAATAGATTCTGAAGATGAAAGTGTTGTTGCACTTGCACCTGTCATAGTGTCTGAGTCTAGTATTGCAGAACCACTTACACCAGTGTTTATTACTGGACTTGTGATTGTTTTATTTGTTAAACCCTGTGTACCTGTTAATGTTGCAACCAAAGTTGTATCAATCTCGATTGTATCATCATTAACTGTAATACCTGTTCCAGCACCAATGTTTAGTGTTGCATCACCTGAAGTAGCAGTACCAGTCAAACCAGCACCAGCATTCACACCAGTGATATCACCAACATTACCTGTAACTGTTAAAGTATTTGCACTGTCATCATATGCAAGTGAGATACCCGAACCAGCAACAAGTGTACTGTTAAGTCTGTCATCAATTGCTTCGTTAACTGCTGAACCAGCAACTATACCTGAAGAATTGATTATTTCAGTAGTTCCTACTGTTAGACCATTCTTGATTATGAAATTCTTTTCACCAGCCATTAGATAGTACCTCCATCAACAGTTGCATTTGATAGTCTTGTATCAAAGCTTGAGTTAAATCTTGCGTTTGTGAAGAAGAGGTTGGTTGAACCTTCTGATAAGTCATCCGTGTCTAAGTTAGAGATTGCAGCTGCAACCACCTTTCCATTAGAGTCGATAACATCAGTTGACCCAACGCTTAAACCATATTCTATTACGAATTTGTTCTGTGTTGCCATGTGTGTGATTCCTATTTGTGAATGGTTTTAAAATTCTTTAAATTCTTATGCAAGTATTTAGTATAATAGGATGCTGTAAACGTCTTATATTAGACAGATATCTCAATCTTTTTAAATTTATATACTGTTGAGTTGGAACTCGCAGGAGTCACCCTCAATCTTGCACTACTAATATTGACATCTACCGTAAATGTCCCCAAAGGAGACGACCCTGTATACATTTCACCATATTGTGAATGATATGCAGTAGTACCATCATGTAAGACCATTATCTCAATGACATGGTATTCACCCGAAGTGGAATCTGTTGCTTGAACTTGATACTTTACACTTCTATAACTTGCAATTGCAAATGAGTCTAAAGTTGCTTGAGCTGTTGATGTTGTTGTTATAGAACCTGCTGTAAGTCCACCTCCTGCATCTTGGAAGGAAAGTGTCCCACTACCATTGGTAGTTAAAACTTGTCCGTTAGAACCGTCACTAGACGGGTAAGATAGACCAGCTGCAGTCAATGTAGATGAGGTTAAATCACCCAATTGTAAATCAGCAAGTGAATAGTTTCCACCCGATAAATCTACTGTAGTACTTGGTTCTGTTTCTAGACCATCAAATAACTTCCATGTTGAATCACTTGCATCCCTGAATAAACCTGTGTATTCTGATACTCCCGACTCACCACTCAAACCATCATTATAGTTACCATAGAAACCAATGTCAATTAAATCTGCAGTAGTGTTACCACTTGCAAGTTCCAACATTGAATCGGTAACTGAGGTCGTTGTGGAATCGATAATAGTCTGAGTACCATTGACCGTTAAGTTTCCACTTACGACCAAACTCCCATCTATCTCGGTATTACCTAAGTCCTTATGACCATACTCGGTAAAGAATTTTGTTTGAGTTCCCATAGTACTATTTATACCTTAAAATATCTTAAACAAAAAAAAAGGGGTCAATGAAGACCCCTTTTAGTTTTATGATATATTTAAAAGCTTAAGCTTCTACCAATGTTCTATCAAATTTGATGACCGTTGAGTTTGTACTCGCTGGCGTACATCTTAAACGAAGGTTTGAACCCTGTATGTCTGCATCGAAAGTCGCAAGATTTGTGTCTTTCAATGTTCCATATGAAGTCAATGTCACATCAGTTCCGTCATGTATGAGCATGATTTCTGTAGAATGAAAGTTTGACCCCTCACTCATTGCGACAATATATCTAGCTGCACGATACGTTGCTTTCGCAAATGTATCTAAATCAAACTGTGTAGTAGATGTTTTTGTCTCAGAACCAGTCTTCTTATTCTTAGAGTTAATATTTTTGGAAGAAGTAATCGTGTCTGTTGCGACATCATACTCAATACCTCGAATTAACTCAGCAATTTTAAAACTATTTGTCTTAGCCATTTGTTAATTCTCCTATGTTAATCTAATTTGGAAGGTGGTGAAATCAGTGTTCGTATTAGCAGGTGTTACTAGTAATCTCATATTTCCACTGTTTATATCACTCGAAAGTGAGAACAATGAAGATGCTGAGAAAGCATCACCATACTGGACGAAATGTGCATTCGAACCATCGTTAATTAATAGTACCTCAGTTGCATGAGTTCCTAAAGATGCATGTTTCCCAACGATAACATATTTTATCGTTTTGTTTGCAACTGAATTAGAACTCAATACTTGGTCTGCAGTAGTCGCTGTTAGTGAGGTATTCGAAAAGAATCCCTGCACTAAGTTTGATACTGAAGTCTGAGCTACAACTTGTAGTATATCCCCTGAGACTGCATTTGCTTGAAGTGTTATTACAGTAGTAGAAGTCGTGACATAGTCACTTCCACTTACTAATTTAATACCGTTCAAATAAACACCCTCAAGACCCGCAGTGTAACTCAATGTGTTACTATTATCGTCACTACCCGAAAATACAGTTTGAGTTGAACTCGAAACTGTATAATAGAATTGTGTTAATGCAGAACTAGCTGCATCGACAAAGTCTAAGTTACCCGAACCATCTGTGGACAATAACTGTCCACTAGAACCGTCTGCAGTTGGGAATACCAGTGCATCGTTGATAGTTAAAGAAGATGGGTTAGACCCAACTTCAACAATGGCAGCACTTCCGTCATTCTTTTCAGTGTAAAATCTACCGTGGTAGGTATTTACTGCAATTTCACCAAGTGATAAATCACTAGTAGCTGGAACTGCGTTCTGAGTAGAACTTCTTTTAAACTGAATTACTGTTGCCATGTTTTGTCTCCTTAACTATCTTAGAATGTACCACCGTCTAGTGAAGTAACTGACACTGCACCCGAAGATACTGTGAAGTCACCACCAAACGAAGCAATACCCTTAACTGAAGAAGTCGCATCTTTAATAGATACTGCACCTGAAGTAACATCGAAGATTGCTGTAGCAAAACTTGCGATACCTTTGTTAGAGACTGTTGCATCTTCAACGGCTAATGTGATTGCACCAGCACCGTTAGTGATGGTCATACCTTCACCAGCAGTTAGAGTTGCGGCATCCATTAATCCTGAAGCTGTATCTCCGATTAAGATTTGTCCATCTGTTGGAGCTGAACCAGCATAAGAACTGATTGACCCACTTAGAGCAAGACTAGAAACTTCTGTAGCACCGAATGTTGCAGCCATTGCTGTTCCACTGAATACTGAAGATGTGTCTGTTGCACTAGAAAGAGCGACAAATTTACCTGTTGAGTCGTCCATACCGAAGAAACCAACTTTCGCAGTTCCATCGTTATATACAAACTTAATACCACGGTCTAAGTTATCATCTGAACTATCTGAACCAATTTCAAAAACTGGGTCTGCGATAGAAACAGTTGTACTGTTTACTGTAGTTGTTGTTCCGTTAACAGCTAAATCACCAGTAACCGTTAAGTTACCTGAAGTTGTTAAAGTAGCAGTTGTGATATCATCTGTGATTAAGTTACCTGAAACTGTTAAGTTTCCTGAAACTGTAGGGTTAGCTACAAGACCAACTGTTACAGTTTGTCCTGAAACTGAAGTATCAATCTCATTTGCTGTACCTGAAACTGTTAGAGATTGAGTATCAAGGTCGATTGAACCTGTTCCACTGTCACCTGCTAGTCCTAGGGCATCATCAACATCAATTGCAGAAACGTAATCGAATACTGCTTTTGTTGTTGGGAATGTTACATCAGACGTACTGTTTGAAGATACACCTTCAGCTGCAGTGATAACCGCTGCACCGTCTACTGACGCAAATACTACTGCGTTAGAAGCAAGTTTAGCTGCTGTTACAGCATCATCTACTATAGAAGCAGTTACTACTGCGTTAGAAGCAAGTTTGTCAGCGTCAACTGCGTCATTAGCAATTTTCCCTGTTGATATTGCACTTGCACCGATTGTTACAGCACCGTTAGATGCTAATGTTACATCACCACTGAAAGATACGTTGTCAAATGAATCACTTCCGTCATGAACAAGTACTTGACCTGTTGAAGGAGATGAGATATCTGAATCCGTTGCACCTGCTAGTGTAGATGTTGTAGAAGCGAATGATAATTGACCTGAACCATTGGTAATAAGTGCTTGGTTAGCACTACCGTCAGCTGTAGGTAAAACCAATGATACGTCAGCACCTAGAGCAGCTGGAGAGCTGAGGGTTACTGATGATGTTCCATTGTCTGTGTCTTCGTGAAATTTTAGAAAACCTGCAGTTCCACTAACACCCTTAGTTGCACCAACGATATCGGTATAATATTTACCACCGATTGTATGGATAACTGGGTTAGAAGAGGAATCTACTGATTCAATAAATAATTTTGCAGAAGCACCGTCATTACTCGCATCTTGGACGTACGCTAACTCACCATTACTCAAATCCGAAATGGATGGAGCTGATGCAGACGTACTTCTTTTGATTTGAATTACTGTTGCCATTTTTATATTTCCTATAAAATTTATTTAATTTAAGTTGTGACCTGTCACTGTCAAG